GGCTTCCGTGTTCTCTTTCAAAAAAAATTCCTTATGGGGTAAGGGTTTGCGGGCGTTCGAACGCGTGTTCGGTGCCGGCGTCATTGTTTGCCCGTTCTTTGTGTTGGCGCGTCGTTGGTTGCCTAGTTTTGCCCCGCGACTGGCGTTACATGGTTTACATGAAGGTACAAGGTTGTCTAGGTCGTCGCTTCCACCTGCTACGTGTGGTACTAGGTGGTCGGCTTCGGTTGCGGCGTTTGTTTGGCACCAATGGCAGGTAGGGCTATCGGCTAATAGTTGTTTGCGGTTGCGTTTGTATGTCGGGTCGTTTGTTGTGTGTTCTCTTGGCATTTGACTAGCGCCCCTCACTTCGTATCGGGTTGCTCTCGATGTCATGCGGGGCCGTTGTTGTGTTGTTTCGGGTTTGTCGGGTTTGTTTCATTTAGTTACCTTGTGTTGTGTAGTTAAACCTAGTACGGGTATACCTGCCCCACGGGTTGCCACCTAATCCGTGTCCCGTCCGTTCTTTATTGTCGCGGATCACGACGCCTCTTTTCATAGCCCAAACGTCTTACCCCTGCGCCATTAGTTCGTAATGTTAAGCATGAAGCGGGGCGCGTTTGTCTACCCACGCTTTCCGTGTGTTTCCCGTTCACCTTGCTAAGGGTGTAGGCCGTGGTCGTATTTAGTTAGTCGCGGAAGTAAAGCGAGAGTATGGCAAGGGTGATACAAGTAACCCCTATGTAATACCCAACTAATGCCCACGCGTTCATTAGGTCGCCTTGGGGTATGGCAAGACGGGGTATCGAAGCGCCTTGGCCATGTTCTTTCGTTCGGTTTTAGATCCTAGGAATATGACGTATCGGTGTTTTCTAGATCGTTCTTGGAAGTAGACATTTTCCGCGCCGTATTTTTCTATTACTTGGGCGTTTGTTAGCCCCTTGGCGTAGGTGGCGTGGTGTTGGTGTTCTAACCCTTTTACCTTGGGGTCTAAGAAACGGCTAGATAGCCCCGTATACATAAAGTTTGTGGCTTGGTAGACGTAACCCGTGTGGGCTTGGGCGTTGTCTGCGAACGATACAACTATGCGCGGCGTCGGTAGTAGCCGAAGTGATCCCCCAACTAAACGGCTTGCTTCGTTCGGTAAGTTGTCTCGAAGTATTAGGCGGTTCAGTTCTACTACTTGTTTTTGGTACTGGTCGCCACATAAGCCACGGCATAGCGTCGCGGACGGTGGCGTACCGTAAGTTACAACGCCTACTAGTTCGCCGTCACGGATCAGGCCGTAAGCGTAACTAATTGACGGTATGCGTTTTGCGTAGTGAATGTTTAGGCACCACCAATGAACTTCGCGCGGTTCTATTTGCCTTATTTCGTAGCCCGTTACTTGTTCTTGGAATAGCGACGGTTGCCACGTTCTTTCGTCCGTCATTGTCACGATCGTTTAATGCCTTTTAGGTGCGTTATGTATTCCGTAGCGGCCGCATAGGTCATGCCGTTAGTTTCGGGGGGGTCTATGTTGCGTTCGTTAGACATGGTTTCGATTAGTTTTATTTGTGCCGGCGTTGCTAATCCTCTTGGTTGGGCGTGTTCGGGTTTGCGGTCCATTTGTGTTTGGGCGTAGGTGCTGTAAACGCGTTTAGTTAGTGCGGCAGGTTCGGCGGGTGCGGGTTCTTGGGTGCTTGGGTGTTGGTTGCCTTGCGCGGTGCGTACTTCGTCGGCGCTTGCTAGGCCAGTAGTAATACCAAAGCCCATATAGCCCAATGCGCGGCCTAGGGCAGACGTAGCCCCGTTGGGTTGTTCGCTGTCCTTGGTAAATGGGGTACGCCCCGGCCATACTTCCCAGCAATAAGCCCGCATAGGTAGCGGGTCTGTTTCGTCTCGAAACACGGTTACGGCACATTGAATGTAGATCCGTTCGCCTAGGTGGATTAGTTCGGGGGCGTCCTCAACTATGCGTAGCGTTGGGTATTTTATTAGGGCCAGTTGTAGGCGGTGCTTAACGTCTACATAGTCGGTCATGTCAAACGCCACGGCGGGTCTCTTTCCATATTTCTATCGCGTGAGGCAACATTTCTAAGTAATTTTTGTAACTTAAAATTTCGTCAATGTCACATAAAGACATTAGGTCAATAGATATTAATACCACGTCTTGGCAAGCACCATAATAAACCGCCTTTTGGTATTCGTCGTAATTAAATTCCATTGTTTAACGCTCTCAATTTGTCTAGTTCTCTTTCCATTTGTCGCGTTTCGGCGTCGTATACGTTTATTTGGTTTTTGCGTATATAGATCGCTAGCGACAGGTCCTCTATTTTTAGAATTAGTTCACACTCTCGACAGTCTTTCTTAGGGAATGTTGTAATCGGTCCGAGCGTACATTCGGGTTCGTGGTCGTTCATTTTTTTACCTTTTGCCCTGAGAAGTAACCGCATATAAACACGGACCCAACCATAATAAGTAGCGATATAAAGTCGGTCATTTTTTTAGTCCTTGGTGCCGGCGTACTTCGTCTATTGCTTTTCGTAGGCGGTTATATGCCGCCCCGTTACTTTGACGGTATGACACGTCGTAGGCGGCTTCGGCTAGTTCCTCTAATAGTTCTACGTACCGTGTGTTTTTGCTTTTACGGGGTTCTAGTTGTACTTCGTGGGGTTCGTATAGTTCGATATGTTTTGCGTCTATGTACGGGTGACAGTTGTTACGGATCTCGGTTAGTTGGGCCACTAGCCCTAATTCGTGTAGTGCGTTTAACGCCCCGCTTGCTTGGCCGTGGTGTAATCCTGTAATGCGTTCTACTTCGGGACAGATAATCCCCATAGCGCCCGCTTCGGTGACGTGTTCCAATATTTCGCGGCGGCGTTTCGTGGTTATACCTTCGGCGTCCTCACGTTGTGCGCGGGCTTTCGACGTGTCGCTACTGGCTATGTAGGCGCTTGGCATTGTGTTTAGTGTGTTCATTGCGCCATAGCCTCTAAATAGTTAGCGGCCGCTTTTAGATCGGCGCATAGTTGCCCGTCGTCGAAAGCGTGTTTAGTGGCGTGGTCGCGTAAGTCTTGCGCCAAATGTTGAAGCGACTTGAAGTAATGAATAACTTCGGGCGTCTGATCCTGAACCTTGGGGTTCGGTCGCCGTGTTACTTCGTTTATTACTTCGGCCCATATTTTTAACATGGGGTCTAGTGGTTCGGTCATGGTCGGGTTACCTTTCGTCGGGAATGGTGGGGTTACTATAACGCATTGTTTCGCGTTGGTGTGTCAATTAGCACCTATGGCGAAATTTGCGGACTAGCGGGTGCTTTGACTTACAAACCGAAGTTTTAAGGCCCATACAATTATTGCGTATCGTGCCCCAACCGAACGGACCTACCGGCCATTTCTTTACGCCTGTCTTGGGGTTTACCCAACCTTTCCAAGCGACACGTTCGGCTATTTGAACTTGTTTAGCGGGTGACAGTTTGCCTATGTCTCGCCGCCCTGACCAGTTAAAAGCCGTTTGGCGATACAAGCCAAGCGCCCCCGTGTAACTACGCGTCGAATGTTGCCAGTTAGAAGCCGTCTCACATTGGGCGACACGATCCCAAAAATAATCAGGCATTATTGCGTTGTACTTTTTATGGCTATGCGGGTTTGGTTCTTTGGCTAACGCCACGCTTGGCCATAGCACCACTAGAACGGCCGTAAAGGCCACTAGACGCCTCACATAGCCTCTAACTTCGTAGGGACGCCCCAAGTATCCCAAGTGTCGTCACGGGTCGCCATATGGGCGCTAATCACTTGGTTAGTTTCGGGGTCTATGAATACTTGTATAAGTACGTTTGTCCCCGCTTTTAGTTCTTGTGGCACATAGCCAACTAGGGGTAGGTAAATAAATGTTTCGGGCATAGTGTCGCCTTTCGTCGGGTCCTAAAACCCTAGCGAACCTATGGGGCCGTGTGGGGGTAATCCGTTTTAAGCCTTGCGGGGCTTGGGAAGTGACCGCCACGCCGCTTCGAATTTGTCGGCGTCGGACGCCATGGCGGGGTCTATTTCTATGTGTAGCCAGTTAGGCGAACCGGGGCGAGAACCTGCGTTATCGGTCGCTGTAAATACCTTTACGCCTTTTTTACCTTCACCACGTGAACAACGGTACCCCGCGCCCCATGTGCCGAAGTTGTACCAATGTATTTCCGAGATACCAAGGATTTTAGAGTGTTCGCCTAGTTCGCTAGATCCTAGGAACCAGTCCCACATTTCGCGGGCTTGGGCTTCGTCTTTGTATTGAATGTCTGCGGCCGCGCCTGTGGCGTGTACGGATAGTTGCGGGGGGTTTGCGTTGTTTCTCATGTTGCGTACAACATAAGTACCTAGGTTTTTTGTTTTCCAACGTCGGGCGCATAGATCGACTAGACGACGTATACCCGGCGTTTCTTTTCCTGCGTTATAGGCGGGGTAGTACGGGTATTTTCTCATGGTGTCGGCGGTGGTGGATCCTTAGGTCCATTTTTTAACCCGTTGCCGGCTAACACACCAATTAGCCCGCCCGCAAGGGTCATGAGCATGGGGGATAGTACGGCCCATGCTTCGGCGTCGTTGGGTGCTTGTTCTAGTGGTTGGGTGACAAATAGCAAGCCGTAGATTAGCGACGCGATCGCCATTACAAACGAAAGTGTTAGACCGATAGCGACAAAAAGAATTATACGCGCTTTTATTTCCTCATTGGTTAAACGTTCCTTAGGCACAACGGCCCCCTCCTATTTGTGTTTGTGTCCCTATGGTTTCGGGCGCTTTGTTTTTAATACGTTCGCAATTGACACGCGTACGGTCGGCGCATGCGGTAAGCGTTACGGCGAGCAGGCTAATCAGGGCTAGGCGTTTCATTAGTTAAATCCGAAGACGTCAATAGTACCCGTCAAAGTATTAGTGCCGTTTGTGCGAATGTTGAAACCGTTGTAAGAAGTTGTGACAGTTAGTAAACCGTCTTGGTAGCCACTAAAACCACCGTCTCGAAAAGTTGAGTTGAATGAAGTGTAAGTAGAGGCAAAAGGGTTCATTACGTCTGTGATTATGCTTCCAAATTGTAAACTGCCATCAACACGGCCAACATTCCAAAAAGCACTAGCGCCATTATTAGTAACGACGCTTACTGATGCCCCACCATAGGCAGTTTCGCCACCAACATTTTTATAGTTGGCAGCGGTGGTGTTTGGCGTTGTGCCACTAGCAACTCTCATCACAACAGCAGCAGATCCACCACTAAAAGCAGTAATAGTTGTGAAAATACGATAGTTGCGAAAATCAGCACTAAACGCTGTGATATATGGGTCGGGCGCGGCTGTCAATGTAACTACACCGTCAGCGGCCACAGTTACGCCAGTACCTGAAACGGTAGGTGTGATACGCCATAAACCAACGGCGTTCATTTGCGCTGCTGTCAGGACTGTCCCTGTGGTGAAGTCTGGTGGTGTAGCCATGTTTAATATCCTAATCTGTTGTTATCGAGCGTACCGAACGTTGTAGAACCCAAAATAAGGTAGGCGTTTAAATCGGCACCCGACAAGTAAAACGTGTATAAAGCGCCGTTAGGGGTAGCCGACATATTGACGCCTTCAATAAGACATTGGTAAGTAGTGCCTCGAAACGCTACGGCTACCTGCGTCCCGGCGCTTAATAAAATAAGATTGCTAGCGCCTATGTTGTCTAGTTGAAACGAATTCTGTACTTCGGCCATACACGTTATAGAACTAATGGCAAACCGCGCCGTTCCGTAATTACCTAGTAAATAGTTGGCGTAGTCGGTCGCTTGGGCGGTACTGGCGTTAATAGTGTTTGTTTGGTAACCGCGATACGGGACCGTTGCGCCTGACTTGGTGACAGTAGCCGCGCCAAAACTTTCAGGCGTAACGGTAACTTGCGTATAAAAGTTGTCGGCCAAACTGTCAAAAGTAATCGAATTGTAAACTTGGTTAGTTGCGTCGTTAGTTGTGTCTGAAAAGTTAATCGTAGAAACATTGCTATTGAATGGGCTAACTATTGTTGTTGCGTTGCCAAACTCTCTAATACGGGCGTTAGTGGTTTGGCACACTCGCGCCACCCAGTCGCCCCAAGTGCTACTAACCGTTGTACCTGCGATTAAAGGCGCGCCGGTAGTGCTAGTCCATGAAAGCGTTAAACCCGTTTGAGTGTTTGCGTTAGTTATTTGGTTGTCGATCGTGTCGGCGGCCATAACGTAGTCATTACCGTTCATACGGCCAAAACGGGCGAACCCGCCTTCCCCGCTTACTGTGGCGTAATCGGCTTCGCCAACGCCACCGCCAAACGGTATCCCGTAATCCACCACCACGTCTGTAACGAAACCAACCCAAATAATGGTGTTTGTAAGAACGCCGTTATCGTTTTCAATTTTCATGTAACTACCCGCAACAAGCGCCGACACAGGCGAAACGTAACCCGTTGGGTAACGCAAAACAACAGAAGCCGTACCCGCCCTAACTTGGTCTAGTTGTGCCTGTCTGCCAATACTAAAATTAACGTTTTGAACATTGGTTAAAGCCGTCCAACCTACGGCTACGGGATCAGGCGAAACATAAACGCTATAAGTTTGTAAACCCATAACTAAAAAATATTGCTTACTCGAATAGGTACCGAACCGTTTTGGCGCATATAGGTACGCAACGCCGCTACCACCGCGTTAGGGTCGCCACCGTTTACGTTTATGTTTACGTTGGTAGTTCCCATGGTGCCCATGCGATCGAGCGGTATCACGGCTTCGGGGCCTTTTTCGCCTATGAGGGCTAATGTGGCACTATTGACAATACCGCCCGCGGCCATGGCGGGGATCGTGTCAAAACGCGACTTATCCGCGCCCGACGGGCCTGTACCTTCGGGACCGATAACGGGTCCAAAAGAAACCTTAGAAAGCGAAGCAATGTCTTTACCGGGCTTTACTAAGTTAATGCCACGAATGACAACGTTTATAGCGGTAATCCATGCGTTAGTCATGAACTCGAAATAGGACGCTATGCCGTTTACGACATTGCGTACAACGTTACGGAATGTCTCGAACTTGTTATAGGCCACGACGACGCCCGCAACCAGTAGAGCAATTCCCGCCGCAATAGCCGAAAACGGGTTCAAGGCCATAGCAATATTTACGGCCGTAATCGCTAACGCTACGCCACCAATAGCGCCCGCAATAGCGACAAACGCGCCGGGGTTATCTTGTGCCCATGCCCCGAACTTTTGAAGGAAAGGTAACGCCGCTTCGATAACTGGTAGTAGGGCGGTGCCTATGCTTTCTTTTGTTTCGGTCATAGCAATGCCTAAACGTTTAAATTGTCCCGCCGTTGTGTTGGCGGCCGTTGTGGCAGATCCCGCAAACGTGGTACTTAGTTTGGCCATTACTTCGTCGAGAGACGCGCCACCTTTTACCATTTCGCGTACGGCGGGGTCTAACTTGGCTAACGCGGTTAGGTTGCCACCGTAACCCCGTTCTAGGGCCTTAGTAACGGTTTCAAGAGAGACGCCCTTCGCGGCGCTTATGTCCATGGCAAGGCCTGCGGCCTTTTGGGCTTTCTCAACTGATCCCGTAGCGCGGGCTAATCCTGCCAATGCGGGCCGTAGTTCGTCGTCGGTAAAACCTAATAGTTGGCCTTGTTTAGTTATCCATGTTTCTGTTGCGTCTATCGCTTTATCTGTCGCCCCGGTAGACGTTCTTAGTGTTCTTGCTAGTTCGGCTTGGCTAGCGGCGTCCTCAATAGCGGCCTTGGTAGCGTCGCCCAACGCAACGGCTAAACCACCGATAGCGGCGGCGGCGGGTACGGCCGCTTTTTTTACGGCGTAAGCACTTTTAGCGCCGACGCCTTCCAGTTGGGAAAATTCTTTTTTGGCCTTATCGAAACCCTTTGTATCTAGGGACGAAATAATAGGAATGTTGATCGCCATTAGTCGCGCCTTTCGATTCGTAGTTTCTTGTTCATTATCTCACTAACACGGTCCAAAATGGCCGATACTTCCCGTTCTACTTCGGGCATGACGGCCCCAACGGCGGGCGCTAATGCGCGGGGCGCTTGGGGGTTTTGTTGTTTCCCTTGGGTTATTAGGTTTTGTACGAATTGGCTACTTCCGTTTACGCCCGCATGGTCCCAAATAGCGCCTGCGGCGTCTTTTTGTTGGGCGGTCAATAGCGAGAACGGACGGGCTTTGTAGTCCACGGTTTGCGTATAGGCACCCGGTACGGCGTTGCCGTCTAGATACAACGGGCGTGTAAAAGTTACGGACCGTTCTTTACTTCCCCGTTTAGCCACCAATGTTTTTACACCATTAGAAACGTTTTTAAGATTAAACGTAGTTTCGGCGCGGCCTTTAATAATTGAACCGCGGGCCATACCCGTTAGCGGGTATTCCGTCGGAATCATGGAACGGGCGCTAGTAACGATTAGGTTTCCTGCGCCGCCTTGAATGTCCTTAGTTATTTGGCGACGGTACGACGGGTCGAAGTCGTTTAGTTCTTTTAGCGTTTCTTGGATACCGAAAACTTGTAGGTCACTTGCGACGGGCATTTTTAGCCTGCTTGTCTAACACGTCGATAACTGTTGCCATGTCGCGCGTATCTATCGGAATATGCGGCGGCCAGTAGCCCGTAACTACCAGTATTTCGGCTAGTTGGCGGGAATAGGTCCCGCTTGCGTAGGGTTTGTGGGTTCATTGTCCACCACTTCTAATAATGTAATTGTTTTAGCGTAATCGTCCATAGAAACGGGAACTGTAAGGCCCGCAAGTTTCGACGCCTCATACGCAAAAAATGTTAGATCCTCGTAACCGATACCGTTCGCTAAGTCGGAAGCGCGTTTTTTGTATTTGCGTTCCCACATAATCATTATGTAAAGGTTTGTTTTTACGTCGGCGGTTTCGCCGTTGCGTTCTACTCGAATTGTTATATTCATGTCGGGGCCTTTCGGTTACGGTGTGACGTCCTCGGTGTAGACGCCCCCATGGAACGTCACCGAGGTAGTGCTTAACTCGCCCATGGCGAAAGAATGTGGTAGTTCGGCCAAGAATGCGCCCGTAAGAGTAAAACCGGGGTTTGTGGCGCTATCCGTCCCTACGGCGGGTTTTACAACGACGGTAGTAGTTGTGCCTACAAGCGCCTTTAATGTTGCGTAGGTTTCGGTAGCGGCATAAGACATATACAAGTCAAGCGTTACCTCATGGTCGCCTAAGCCCTTAACGTACTTGTTGTCTACATCACCGAACGCGGTGGCTGTAAGTTCGGCGTAGCGTTGGGTAAACGTGGCCGAAGTACATTGGTCCGACAGATCGACGCTATTAACGGTTACTACGGGGTTCGATAAAATTGTGCTTGTGGGCATGGTGTTTATTCCTCGGTTTCGGTTGTGGTTTTGACTTTACTAGGTTTCGGGGCTTTTGTGGGGGAAGGTTCACCAATGAACCCGCCCGCGATTAGTGCGGCAATATCTACGCCTTTTGCCTTGGCGCTGTCGGCGTCGTAAAACGCGCCTACGGTGCCTACACGTTCGGAAAGGATTACATACATGGTCTAACTCGTTTGGGCTTGAATGTTTACAACTAGATCATATGCGGGAAGTTCTACCCCGCCGATAATGGCCATAGTTGGGCGTCCAGTTGTTACGCCAACATTTGAATTAAGAACTTTGGCGGCAAGGTTCATTAGTGATCGTTGGGCGTCAAGGTTGCCGGGGCCTAGCGTGATACAACGAATGGGGAACGTCATTTTTACTATGTTGCCGTTCCACGCTTCGAATGTGGGGGCGTCAATGAATACGCATGGCGGAACTAGGTTACGCGGGTCGGTGACTACTTGAAGGCCTGTAATAGTTCCAAGTTTCGCCGCTAGGTCGTCTAGGCACTCGTTAAACAAGTCTGTAAAGGCTTGTACGGGCATTAGGCAACCTGTGGGCGGTCAATACCCAATAGTTGTTTTATGACGCCGTTTAGGCCTGTTACGGGGCCACCGCCCATGCCGTCAAAACTGGCGAAACTGTCGATACTGCCACGTTGTCTGTAAAGCATTCCGCCATATTGGATAGTCCCTAGCGATACGTCGCCCGACGGGGAAGTAGACAAACTATCGACGTAGCCCGCCTCACGACGACGGCGATAACAGAAAGCATTAGCGGCCGCGGCGCATTGGGTTAGGAAACTAAGGTCGGCGGCCGTTGCGGTGCCGATACCTAGCCAGTCCTCAATATTGGTAGCCGTGATCCAAGTACAAACGGGCGTTATGGTTAGCGTCCCGTTAGGTATTGCTTCGGAACGTTCTAACGCCGCCCCAACGTCGTAAAAAAGAACTTGGTTCTCAATAGGAAATTGGGGGTCTAGTAATAGATCGCCTTGGTCGTCTACGCCCGTATAAAGAAACAACGGGCAAGCGTAAACCGTGTGGGTACCGTTAAGGCCGTGGCCCAAGCCCGCAACCGTAATCGTGTCGCCCGGTGTTATGTCGGCGTTAGTTAATAGTTGTACTACCGCGTAGTCGTCTAGCCGTTGGTGGTGGGTTATTGAATAAACCGCCATAGCGGATACCCGCCTTTCGGATTAAACGAACTTAACGAACTTGGTAGCGTCTGCCATGAATGACGCGGCGTAACCACGGAACGCAATAGTACGGCCCAAGGTTGAAGGTACGTCAATAGAAATAGCGCCCTTCATTTGTTCGTAGAACTCGAAGCCTGCGGCGGGGCCTGCGGCGTGTCCCATAAATGAACCCGGCGCGTTTTTGTCCACCACAAGAACAAGACCCAACGGGTTTCCGTTCCATGAAGTAGCAGACGAAGTACCCGCGGCGTTTTGACCCATAAGGTTAGGCGCGCCCGTGTATGGGAATACCGGACGGTTTTGATCGTCTACGGACGACGAAAGCGCCGCCCATGTTGCGGGTGTGACAACCATGTGAGTAGGAAGGTAGTTGCTGTTAGCCGAAATTTGGCGAGCGCCTTCATAAATTGCGCTTACCCAATCGGCACCTACGGCGGTGTCGGCCACGCTTGAAGTTTGTGTAATTGCGGCGTGGCAAGTATCTACGGCGTAGTTGTCGGTTGCCTGTCCATAGGCGATAGCCAACTGTTCAATAATGATGTTAATTGAAGCAGGGTCGGACCAATCTAGATCTTGTTCGGAGACGGTGACGTATGTTCCAAAAGTAAGTTTTGAAATGTCGTTATTAGCAACGGTGACGGTTGAAGGGTCAAGCGCGTTCAACTGGCCTGTTGGCTGTTGCGTTACGACAGGGCGTACCGTGATTACAGGGCGGCGGAATGTTGCGCCGGCTGTTGGTAACGCCTTAGTCCCGATAGCAGAAACGAAAGGCCTAATTGGGTTAAGCGAGTCGTACACACTTCCCGTAATAATTTCAGGCAAAATGCCGGGCGTATCAGCGGTGGTGATATTTGGCGCGGCGGCTTTAATGCGGCCGTTCATTTCTGCGAATGCGGTAGGACCTGCGGCAAATGCGGCCATGTACTCGGACGGGCTAGGCAATTTTACCCCGTGGTTTACCTGTGCCCATAGTGGGGTTACTGGTGTACTTGCCTCAATGTTTACGGCGTTTTCGGTGACTTCTGACATGGTTTCGGTTTCCTCTACTTCGGATACTTCTAGGGTTTCGTCGGCGTCGGGTTCCGTCTGATTACTATTATTACCACTTTGCGCGGCTATTTGGTGGATACGGCTATCGGTAAATGCGGGCATAGGGACTACCGATAGTTCGGCCCATGTGGCGGCGGTAACTTCCATTACGCCGTTTTCGTCGTAGGACCATGCCGTAGGTGTTGCGCCTACACTAACGCCAGTTAATACGCCGTCCATGGCTAACGTTAAGGCTTCACGGCCGTTAGCGGTGTCACTAATGCGGGCCTCAAAGTACATACCGTCGGCCATTTCGACGCGAGCGGTTACAACGCCAATAGGGCGCGTGTTGTCGTGGTATTGAAGCAAAACGGGCGCTTGGCCTTCGGTTGGCATTGAACCGGGCATAAACCGAACGGTTGTACCGTCCGAAGTTGTGGCGTCTACGCCGTACGGAACGGCTAAGCCCATAATCGTACGCTTCGGGGTGCCGTCGGGCGCGGCGGCGTCAATAGTAATCGGTGAAGGTTGGAACTTAATCATTGGGTTAATCCTCGTCTATTTGGTTTGTTTGGTTTGGTGTCGGGCTTACTGTTTCCTCGACGTATACGCCTTCGGTGTTCATTTCCTCTAAATAACTTTCGATGTCTAGGCATACGTACGTACCGTTTGGTAGCACGTTGTTAGCCGAAAGCGTTTGGTTAAAAACTTCTAGGTAATTTTTGGCCGCAAACAAATAAAGATCCATTTTGGCTTGTGAAGCATTTTGGTAGGTGTAACCGCCAACGTCGATACCTAAAAGGTAGGCGGGAACATTGGCGTAACGGCTTAGTTCTTTTGCTTGAAACTCGCGCGACTCTACTAGAAGCATTTTATCGGGCGTGGCCGTGGTCGCTTCATAATCTAGTTCTTGTGAGATAAAAGCGGTTTGGTTTGTCGCTCTTGCTTCGTTAAACGCTTGGGCCATGTCGCGCATTTCTTGGGCGGTCAATGGTTCGCCGGACTTTTGTTTCAAGACGCCCGCGGGAATTGCCGAAGCCGCGTTACGCCATGCCGCGTCCTCTAAACGAATAGCGGTAGTAATCGGGCCTTGTGCCATGTATAGCAAACCCTGTATAGGGCTTAGAAACTGTATAACTTCGTTACTGTCAATTTGTAAACCACTAAACAAAAGTTGGTTAGACGGTCCGAACCACACCGGACCCGCCTGATCCTGACTGGTCACCATCGCGGCCGGTAGACGGGTAAAACTCGCGGGGTAGCCGTCCGCGGTTCTACTTTGTACGTGCCAAAACGCCCGGCCGTAATGGAATAGGTCGTCGAATGTCCACGCCATAATAAAGTTGTTAGTTACGGTTGGGTCTAGTCGTTCGGCCCATGAACGCGGCGCAATATAGACGCGTTCCATTTCCTCACCGTTCCATTGTTTACGGTAAAACTTAAACCCAATGGTTGCCACGATAGAAGCGATTAGGTCGCGCGATCGTGAGATAGCCGGGACGCCCATAGCGCGTTGGCGGGCGTTGCCGTCAATGTAGGCATAGAAGTTCCCAATTTGAGAAGCGCCCGCATTAGATCCATAACCAATAGCGGCCTTAGTTGCGGGTTCCTCGCTTACCGCCATTT